TATTTGATCTGTAACAGATGTTTCTTTTTCCCACATTTTACATGACCAATATTTAGGTGTTGTAATATCTTTAGCATTATCACAATCATGTCTAGCTCTAAATGATGCTCTTCTTTCAGGATCATCACGTTTGATTTCCATATTTGGATCACCAAATCTTACAATTACTATTTTACCAGTGTTAGGATCTTTAACATATACTTTAAATTTCTTATCTCCATCATCTCTCATTGGTTTGTTTAATGGTTTATCTTCATCTGTTTTTTCAACATAACAACCAAACTTTGAACATTGTATAACCATTCTACCATCTCCTTTTTCAAATGTATTAAAATTTGCTTTTGCTACAGGATTGAAATCAGTAATTAATGCCATTGGTACTGCTGGATCTTTACATACAGCTACTTCATAATGTTCTAAATCACTTAGAGCATAAGCCATTGATCCATCTTTCATTGTGAGTGGAGTTCTAGATGATTTAGTAGCACCACCGAATGATAATCCTTTATACTCACCAGATTTTATCTTATCCCAAATCATATTATCAAGTTCATAATTTTTAAAAATTTTACCTGTAATTTTAATTGCTGGTAAATCTTCACCCTGACTATTCTTTACGGTTGTTTTTGAATAATTTATACCTCTACCAATGATTCGGTTTGTATGAGTGTCACTAATTGGTGCACCTCTATCTATCCATATTGGTAGCACTTTATATAATTCATCAACTATTGTAATTTCACCCTGTTTATCTTTCATCTGAACTGTCAATAATCCCTCAAAAAACCTCTCATCTGAATTTATGGCTTCCATTCCTTTCAATGTAGAATGTAGTTGATTGAAGAAAATCTTTGTCATATATAAATTAATATTCATTAAGTTATAAACATTATGATAAAAAGGGAAAAATAATATGTTAGATAGGCATATTATTTATTTTTTTGCCTTACTTACAGCATAATCTACACTAAATCCAAGTGACAATCCTAAAAGAATTATCTCTATTTGTCCTAGACCTATGGTAGATATTGTTTGTGTAATTGCCAAACCTGCAAATACTGCTGGAATTATAGATCCAACTAATTTTTTGACAGAATATGGTTCGTCAGAGTTTAGACAACCTCTAACTGTGTTTAGTATAGCACCACAGATTACTGCTATGGTTGCAACTAATAATATTTCTACCATGATTGTTATTAAAATTAGATGATGTATTTAAATGTTGATATGTTTAATAAATAACTAGGCATGATAAGATATCGTGGAGCATTTTTGATTTACATTTTTTTTGTTTAACGGCTGTTTTTTTAGTCATTATTCGCCTCTACTCCATTCTAATAATTCCTTGCTTAATGATAAACCAGTTACAAATATTGATGAAAAAAGAGATATAATCAACATCATATTAAATGTTATACCCACACTAAATATAGTTTCTGCAACATTACCACCAACAAGAGGACTAAAAAATGCAACACCAAAATTACCAAGTATATTACCAATGATCTTTAACTTGTTGATTTTTAGGCGTTTTATCATATCTTATTTTAATTTATATGTATTTAAATTTTATAAAATTGGTTGTAAGTATTTGATCTTAATTAATTCTAAAACTAACTCTGGTTCATTAATAAATATCGCTGTTAACTGGTCATTATTACCTTTAACCTTACAGTTAAACTTGCCACATTTGTAACATATTAATATCTTAATACCTGTTCCACCGTACGCATAATATTTTCCACCACATACACAATTTGTCATGATTAGTTTAGATATAGTTTATTAATAAGTATTTGTAATTACAATTATGGCATCATCTATATATGTTTATGATAATATTGAGCAGTATGAAATGTTTTACAAGGGTTACTTGAAAGAATTAACTAGACATCTTCCCATAATTGATTTCTATATCAATGATAAAACAAAATTATGGGTTGTTACAAATACAAATAATTTAAAAGAAAAACCATCTATATTACGATCACTTGTTCATTTTAGAAATGGAAACATTGACGGATATAATGAAGATGGTAAGGTAATATTAGTATTGCATAACAAATTAAATTATAATAAGAAAAAAAATATATTAGAGTTCTTTCCAAGATTTTTAAGAAAACCACTACTATCGTGGCATGTTGACAGATATATTACAAGTGACATAAAAAACAAAAATAAAAAAATTAACTTAGATCAGAGATTTTATGATTATGAACATGATAGAATAAATCTTGTATTAAAATTAGATTAACGGTTGTTACCAGTATTATTGTTAAACTGATGTTGCCAATCTTTACCATGTTTAATTCTCATTTTTTTCCAAAATGGATCAACGTTAAACATTCCACCTTGTTTGTTAAAATTTTTCATAATGTTTGCAACTTTTTTATGACAGTTAAAACATAGTCTTATGTTCATTTGTTCCATATTGAATTTATATATGCCACAAAAATGACACAAACCGTAAATTACAGGTTTTATAGATACTAGTAATGTTTCCCTACCTTTTTTACTTGCACAATCACCACATATGTCAGCTACCAAAGCTGCTGCTGCATCTGTTGTAAAACAACCAAAACACATGGCTTCCTTGTAATTATTTACTTTAGTGTATTCATTTTTTTGATGAATATCCCATATTTTTTTACCTACATCTGTAGTTCCAACATTTACATCTAGTTTAGTCGTCATCTTCCCACCTTCTTACATTATCAAACTCATTCTTTACCAGTTCTCTAGCATCTCTAACTGTCATAATTCCCCATTTTCTCAACTCATCAACTGTCTTTGTTTTTTTCCAACCAAAGTCAATTGCACTTTGTAATGTTTTTTTAACTACATCGTAATTTTGTGGGGTAATACCATCTGGATAATTCTTTTTACTCATACTTGTACCACTTCCACTTGCAGGAAATCCTTGTGCAACACCACCCAAGTCAGATGGACTTGCCTGTGTTGGTTCTCCTGAAAATTGTTGTCTATTTTCTTCAGGACTAGCTGTGCCTCTACCTCTGCCAAGTTTTAATTCTTCCTGTTGAGTAGTTTCTTTTGATATATTATATTCGCCTGTATGTGTTCGTTCAATAGTGAATCCCATTTGTTGTAGTAGTGACATGTTTTGAATTTCTACTCCATCTTGTTGTAGTAATCTTAATTTATCATTTTCTTCACCTGCAACTAGTTTAAGATCCCAATCATTAACACCCATTACTTCAGCAAACTTTCTAAAGAATGATTTGTATAATATATCTTGTCCCCACTTGACTGCTCTGTTTGTAATTGTTACTTGTAATCCTTCTTGTGACCAACCACCTACCATTTCACCATAGTATAGTGGTAATACACCAAACACAGCACCTATAATCTGTCTTAGTTCTTTTCTTACTTCAATAAATTGTAATTCTTGTAATGAGCCTGTAAAGTCTATCCATTGAGCCATGTTTTTACCACCTCTATCGGACTCTACCATGAGTGGGTGTATCATATATGGATCTTCGGTTGCTTTTTGTTCTAAAGCGTCCCAACTTTTTCTAAATGTCTCATAGTTACGAGATGCAATAACTAACATACCTCTTGGTGGTCTCATTTTATCGAAATACTTTCTAACATATTCGTCCATATGTGAAAGAGCCATAGCCTTACTCCAAATTGCAAAAATTGGTGAGAATCCATAAACTAAACTTGGTTTGTATTTACCTGCTTTCCAAATTACTTCACCTTCAGCATAAATTACTCTTTTTGGGTGTGGTACACCCATAGAATATACTGAATTAATTTCCATTATTGCCTTTAGGGCACGTGCATTACATTTATCACATCTGTCGACATATAGTCTTTTTTCTCTATGTTCAAATCTAGGGCATACATACACCTTATTCTTTTTATCATCATATCCTATACGACCATCACTATCACAAATAATTCCTACTTGTGGTGGATCTATTCTTAATAGTTCCTTGATCTCAGTTTTATCAACATCAATTTCACCTGTTACATCATCTATAAAGTAGTTTTTTAGCATTAACATGTATGCGTTATCAGCAATTTCCAAGTCTCTTTCCAGTTGTCTTGAAACATCTTCGAGATTCTGCATGTTACCATTTACTGGTTTTGTAATTAGATCTTCAAGAATCTTACGATGTTCTGGAACTGGTCTCCTCATATCATAACTTTGGCATGAATCACATTGTATTTTATTTAAAATACGTTTATCTTCGTCTTTTACATCAACATTTGGTGCGTATTTAAATTCTTTAGAACAATTATTACATTTATATTTAAATCTTTCAACTATTTCAAATCCATTTTTAAACATTTCACGATTAATTGTCTCTATTGGAATTCTGATGGCATCAACGTTATCTGCCAACTCATAAATCATAATTAAAGGAAATGGAAAAATTGGTAACTTTGCACCTGTGTCGGTACTCATATATGGCTGTGCAGTACTTGGTCTTGTCGTATTTTCTGTATAAGATTTAGTTACAAACGTACTTGCTATTTTACTTATAACAGATTTGATACCCACAATTATGTTAATTTATCCTAATTAATAAACTTTGTCCAAAATTGTCAGATTTTGTCACGATCGCCATGTAACTTACAAAATATATCTCTACCTGTTGATTGTGAACAAGTACATTTTTTACTGTCTAAATCCTTTTTTGTTATATCAACTTTTACAATTTCATCAGTAGCGATAATATCATCTTTTACCATGAAATAATAATGTATTTATAGCATTTAAATATTGTTATATTGTCTAGTGGTGTGAGTTTGCACATTCCATGATGCTTTACGCTGAGGAAAGACTGGCGTAACGACCCAGCTAGATTTATATTATAATTATCATTAACCATTAAAAATTCATATGTTACAATCAAATTTTTGACATGTGTATTGTCCACCCCAATCATGTCTAGGAACAGGATCTGTACTAGTTTGACCTCTCATGTTTATTTCCTTAATAATATCATCAATAGTAATACTTCCTGCCATAAATGGTAATAAATACCATGAAACCAATACAGTACATATTATGATTAACATTAATTTAAACATATGGATAAATATATATAATATACTAGGTTTAAAAAGTTGTCTAGAATAAAGATTTATATTATACTTTATCTTTTAGTATATATGCATTCATGTAATGGAATATGTAATCGTTATAAACCACCAACTTATAAAAAAAATTATCAGTTTTCTAAATATTGCAAACAATGTGAATTATTTTTATATCAACAAGGTATTTTTTGTCCATGTTGTAAGTATAGATTACGTTCAAATACAAGGTCATCAAGGTTTAAAATTAAACACAAAAGAATTTAAATACGTGTATATTAATTAAAACATGGTTGAACTCGAAGCAGATGATTATATGAACATTTTACGTTGGTTTGAATATAGGTTTGCACATCATAAAGCAATAAATGTTCCTTTAGAGTCACGAAGAACGTTCTGGAAACTTACATTTTTAGCCGAAGATAAGAATAAATCAGATAAAATAGAACTAAATGATAGAGAATAAACAATAAGTTTATATAAAGCATATATTAATATATGTAGAGATCAGTCAGGGATTACCAAGTTATGACTTAAGCTCCATAGAAAGGTAGCTCTCTTAAGATCTCCGTTACTTCAAGTCGAAGTTGTAGTTGTCACGTAAGAACAACTACAAATTCTAATAATCTTTATCAGATTTCTTAATAAGATACTCTTTAATTCTTTTAATCATACTTGGACTCTTATCACTACTACCTGCTTTACTTTGAGCTCTAATAATATCTTCATCATCCAAATGTTCCAACATAATTCCATAACCTGCTGACATTATTTTATATTTATTTTGTGAATGTGGTAATCCAAATACACCATGACCAAATTCATGTCGAAGTACTTGATCCAAGTCATGACTTTCACCCTGAACTGGTGCTTTACTTGCATCAGGATAGTGAATTGGGTCAATTAAATTCATATTTACTGCTTTACCACTATTAGTCCAAAAGAATCTTGTATTAACAACACATTTTCCATTATTAACACCACCCATTGGGAAATACATGTAGGCAAGTGTACTCTTGTCAAGTATTTTATCATCTTCTTCACTCATAAATTTGACTTGTATATTACCATTAATAGGAACATATTTGAATTTAATGGGAGTATATACTGCCCACTCTGTTAAGGCAATTGCAACTGCCATTTTTACACCCCTTTCACTAATTTCACCGTCTTTATTAGATATAGAATATGTAAGTATGCCATTTTTTGGTTGTAAAAAACCATATTTTTTATCATTAAGTATGTTAGAGGCTATATCAACACCAGATACAGTTACTGATGAATATGATATATTATTTCCACGAGTAATTGCCTTACAAATTATCTGACTAATCATACGAATATATTTATTAGTATGTATTTAAATTTGTATATGTTTATTATCTAGTATGTATAATGATATATATGTTAAGAATAATTGTATTTTTTATAGGAATATTTCTCTCTTTCACATTATTTTTTACACCTATTGGATTGATATTGATTTGTGTTGTTTTTATAAAAAGAAATAAGAAAAATACAATGAGTTTAGAGTTTAGTAAAGAGACACAAGAACTCTATAGATAAACTAATTTTTTAATACGTTCTGAATGTGATTCAGTTCTAGGTTTAAAATTACAACATGGACATTTATTTTTATGTAAGTTGTTTATTTTAATCCACACAACACATCGTACACAATACGCATGAGTTGTGAATGGATAACCAAATGGTTTACAAGATTTTAATTTATCACAATTACCTTTACAACCTTTCATAAATAAAAATAAAATCATATATTATTTAAACATTAATTTATTGTCAAGATTTATATATAACTATTCATTATGTAATTACATGGTTAGAAATACATGTAAGGGTAAATGCGATGGACAAATAGGTGTTGTAAAACATACAATGTTAAATATTAAACGTTATAAAGATGGACAGAAATTCTGCCCTAGATGTAATATATGGCTTAAAATATTAAATTCCAGATGCATTTGTTGTAATGAAATACTTCGTACAAAATCAAGATGTAAAAAGGGAGAAGATAGGTGGAAAAATGCCTACTGAAGATTACTTGAAAGATCCAAATACATATTGTGATCCAACAAAGTGGTTAGATGAATGTGAAAAGGAGATGGAAAAGTGGGCAAATGAGATGAGAGATAATGTACCAGTTAAAAACATACTTGTAATAAATACAAATAGTAAAATTTCATCAATGAATATGGAATTAATAATTTCTGAATGTAAAAAGATAATTGGTGAAAACAATTATATATCTGGAATGTGTATAGCAGTTGATAAAATATGATAGCAAAAATTCATAGCAACCAATATACTGAAAAAGGTAAAAAATGCCTTGACTGTCACATACTTGTTGATAATAGAGAGAGGGGTACAGGTAATAAGGTTAGATGTAATGAATGCCAAAAGATAAATCGCAGAATACGACAAAATAAATATAATAAAAAATATTACTTGGTAAAAACGAGGAGAATAAGAAATGAAAAAACATACTAAAGAACTAGAGAATGTAATGAACTCATTTAAACCTACAACTCAGCAGAATTTATTCCGTAATGATGATATAATAGCCTTGGGCAAGTTTTGGATAGAGAGACATGAGAATTATCATGAATATTTAGAGGAATATAATCACGGTGTAATAGATGGTGTAGAGTATATGCTATATCTATTGGAGAGGTGTGGGGATTGAAACTAGTAAAGAAAGATTTTGGGAAATGGGATAAGGAAGAACTATCAATAATCATTACAGGTTATACTGCAAAGGATATAGCAGATCACATACTAGAAAACCAAAA